CATATTGTTAATTTATCTTTCATTGTTAGTCTATTTTATCGTAATGTAAACCTTCATTTCCATTTTGGCCTATAATATTCATTCTGCGTTCTAATTCTTCTTCTTCCCAACTAGCCAATTCATGACCTACGCAAGGTGGAATTTTATTGTCATTTACTTTTTCTAAATTATTTTTCAATGCTTCCCATCCTTGAGGAGTCAAATTGTAATTATTAGAACCAGCTATAAATCCTTTAAGCCAAATTACAAATTCATTGCTTGTCATTATCCAATCTTTTTAAGTTTAGGTAATGCTAATGGTTTGAACTCAGCTTGTTTAGGTACAGTTGATGTTAATATAGTATCTAATACATCAACCATTTTATCAAATGAAAATTCAGTTCTGGATTTAAATGCTTGACGTTTAGCTGGTTCAATATATTTTTTATAATTTTCGTATACGTCTTTTAGTTTAGCACCTGTTTCTGCTTCATTTGGAGAGAACCATTGTGATTGATCTAAAATCATATTTTGAACTACAGCTGATGGATGCACTGGTTTTAATTCACCTCCTACTAATACACTCCATTCTGGGTTTAGGAAATCTAAATGTCCGCTCCATGCACTGGCGATGATTGGTTTTTTAGTTAAACTAAATTCAAGTAATGGTCTTCCGAATCCTTCACCTTTAGTTAATGATACCATTGCTTTTACTTTTGGATGGTTATATAGTTGATTCACATCTCTATCTTCTAACTCACCATGTAGTAAATAAACATTAGGCAAATCACCTTTAACTGTTTTTCTTACTTCATCTATTTTCTTTAGTATGTCTTCTCTATCCATGATAGAACAAGTAGCACTATTTGTTTTAAGTATAAGTGCGGGACGTACTTTTTTATTTTTAAATGTTTCAAAAAATGCTTTAATCAAGTAACCTACATTCTTTCTATCTTCACCTAACACACCTTGTAACCAATGGCCTACAAATAGATAACAAAATTCTTCTTCAATTTCATCTAATGTTTCTACTAACTCACCATCCAACAAATCATCAGGTACATAATTGTACTTAGTTAAATCTACACCCTCAAATAATACTTCAACAGGTTTAGTTAATTTAACTATCTCAACTGTTTGGTTAGTATTTTTATCTTTCTTTTCAAATGATGTATTTTGGAATACTTGTTTAGCATGATTTGAAGACACTAATACTAAATTCATTCTATTACATCCTTCAATCCAACTCACATCACATAATGTAGTTTCAATACCTGCTGTAATTCCAATGTTATATTTTCCTACTGCTTGAAATTCATTTGGTACAGTGACTTGAATCCAAATATCTGGTTGGAATGGCAGTTGTGGTTGGTTCCATATTAGACTAAGTATTTTTTGGTCTTCAGGATTGTCTCTATCTAATGCTCCAAATGGAGTTGAACCCCAACGTTGTGATATTACTTTAATATCATATTTGTCATGCTTGATTAATGCTTTGACTATATCTCTACTTCTAGCGCCATATCCACTCATTGTGTCTATGGGACAACTGATAAATAATGTTTGCTTCATAACTGTATTAATAAACTAGTTTGTGACGTATGTATTTTGGTTTAAGTGGCTCTGTTTTAATTAGTTCAAATGATTTTCTTGGTATCCAAGTATTTAATGTTTCATTGATTGTTTCAATAACATTTTTACCCATCCATCTAGCTGTCATCATTGATTCATCTGATGTGACCCATTTTCTTGCTTCTTCACCTATGTATTTTCTATATTCTGCTCCTGCGGTGTAAATGGCTTTTATTTGTTCAGCTACATCTCTAAAATCACATCTATCATCAAAAATATAAGGTGTAGGTACAGAACCAACTAAACTCATATTACTTGGGAATACTGGGTAAGCCCATTTTCCATGTTTTTTAAATGTGCCAAAGTGATTAGAACAAAAATCTTTATCAAAGTCAATCCAATTACCATTTTCATCTTCAAAACGCATTTGGTCTTGCATACCACCAGTTACGTTAGCAATAATTGGCTTACCAGCCATCATAGATTCAGTTAATGATAATCCCCATCCTTCATTACTACTAATCAATGCGGTCACATCAATCATGTTATATAACAAATTCATGTCTTGAGTAGCTATTCTATTAGCTGAGAAGTATACATTATTATATTCTTCTCCAAATAGCAAATCAATTACTACAGGCAAATCAGTTCCATGTTCATCAACAGGTTGAGTATGTAATAGTAAAGCACACTTATCTGCTTTTTCTTTAGGTAGACTATCTAAGAATACTCTAAACGCTGTTAATAAGTCACTTGTACTTTTTCTTCTAATGTTGCGTGAGTTATAGAACACTACAAAATCATATTCTTTATCTCCAAAGATAGCCTTTTTAGCTTCTTGTAAACGAATATTTTCAGGATGGTCAGGTGTGATTGGAAAGAATAGTTCTTCATTTATACCATGTGGAATATACTTTAACACTTTACCTTTTGCTTTCTCACCCAACACTATTTTGTTTATGTTAAGTGTTTGTTTTGAGATAGCCATTAACGCATCACATGATTCATAATAAGGTTCATTATACATTGGGGCTGGATAATCATCCCAAATGTTTAAATAAATCATTGGTACTTTTTTTCTTATCTCACTCTCCATCTGAAACAACCAAATCCAATAACGTGGATCAGTGAAAAACATTATTGCGTCTGGTTTTTCAAGTTCCATTAATTGTCTTATAGTATCAGGTGAGCCGTATCCATCTACAGGATAAAGAAAAACGCTTGAGTCAGTGATTCCTCTTTGTTTATTAGTATCATCACTTAAGTCAAAGCGTTTACCCATTTCTGGGTGTTTAATAGCACCTCCTAAATTTATCCAATTGAAATGGTGTGCTGTTCCTATAACTATCTCTCTTGCCATTGTTGAGATACCAGATGTCATTCTAATATCATCACATAGTAACAAGATTTTTTTCCTTTGGTCTTTGGGGATATAACCTTCTATCATAACAAATTTTAATTAATAATTAAGCTTGACTGCCTGTGAATGTTAAATTAAGATGATTATGTATGTTTTTTCTATATTCTTCATCTGTTAAATAAAGATCCATACTTCTATCAACTAATTTTTGAAGTGAGAACTTTGTACGTACACACAATACTTTAAATTCTTCGAATAGTGTTTCATTTACTTTAACACTAGTTAATTTTTCATTTTTCGCCATATATTATATTTGTATATAAATATATAAACAGATATATAAAGCGACGTTTTATGAAAATTTTCTTCTAATAATTGAACCTAACTCAGCATCATTTGGATGTTTTTTAGCTAAGTCTTGTATTGTGTTTAATGTTGTTATTTCTTTTTTTAAGTACTGCGCTAAGTCAAGTGCTTCTTCATATGCGTGTTGGAGCATATTTTGGTGATTATTTTCACCTAGTGTAGTATTATATTTTTTAAATCCACGATCTGCTCTTGATGTTAAGTCATCTATAACAGCATTTGTAATTGTATCTTTAGTATTACCCATTGTATGTGACTTGATTGTTATCAGCTTTTTTAATAAATGTTTTATCCGCATATGTTTTAATATCATTTATTTTATTCATATTATTAGCTGTCACCTGGTTGATTTTGTTATTTAATGTGTGAAAATTTTTAGTTGACTCAGTATAATCTTCACCTAGTTGTTGTCTAAGTCTTTTATTATCTACCATTAAATCTTCAACATGATTTTGTAATTTATCTATTCTTTTGTTCACTAGTATTGTTGTCACTAGTCCAGACACAGCTATTACTAGTAATGTTATTCCTGTCATCATAATATTATTCCTTTTATTGTTTTATAAGCTTCTTTAATTCCATATACTTCATCTAGTACTTCATGTTTACCATAATACCACTCATCATGATAATCTAATACAAATTGTCTAATTACACAATCACAAGTAGCATCATTGAAACCACCTTCATATCCCTTAACAAACACTCTTGCTTCGGGGTCTACCTTTTCTAGTTGTTCTATTAGTTCCTTTACTGTCATGGCCTTTTATTTCGTTTAATATAACGGATACTTGTTGTGTATCCAAAATAGTTAAATATTCTCTAGCTTCTCTTTCACTGCATTCAAAATACTCAGCTAGTCCTTTTATTGTTTCACTATCTTGTTTATTTGATGCTTTAACATACTTGAAATATACTTTTTGTTTTGGTAGCACATTACAATAAAACTCATATACTGATTTAGCTGGTAGATTTTGATATTTTTGTATTATGTTTACTATATCTATATAGTCATGTTTCATAGATACAAAACGATGAAGCATGTATGGGTTAACAGCGTTTTGTTCTTCTTCTGTTAAGTCTTCCCATTTAGTTTTAGTATATGTTACATGGTTTAGTATATCAAAGATACTACTCACCATCTGTATTTTTTAATGGTGTTGGTAAGAATTCATCATTTACATGCCCACATTTAGCACAGGCAAATACAGGTAATGGTATTAATGAGTCTACGGGGTCGCCTGTTAAGAATCTGCTTGCTTTTCTTAGTATGAGACCTTCTTGGAACACTGTATGGCCACATACTTCACAAACTATAGACTCTGTTTTCTTTAAGTCAATATTTACTTTTACTTTTTCTTGATTCATGATTCTGTTATTTTAAATGGTATATTGTTTATTTTCATTAGCACTGCCACAGCATCAGCTAATTTAAGTATATCCTCTCCATTCTCCAAAGTAATAGTTTTAGTTTTACCTTGCCAGCTAAATCCTATACTGAATGGTGATTGTTGGAAACTACTACTTGAAAACAAATACGGGTTAACAGTAGTTGTTCCTATTCCTACATTACCAGTTGTTGCTGATATAGATAATACTTTTTGTGAGGTATTAGTTGTTGTTGTGAAGTAGGTTGGTTGGGATGGAGGTGCTTTTTTAGCTTTTACTTCATCTTCACGTTCAACTAGTACATCAAGTGCTTTCATAAATGGATTTCCTATTGTGTTTATAATCCATATAGCACAATCTAATATAGCATTTTTTATTTTCTTCATCATGACCATAATTTAGACATACACGCCATAAAACAAATTTCT